AAATGGTAATTCAAATTCAAATTCATTTTTACCTGATTTAAATAATGATTCATCAATTTTCTTATACTCCATTGTTTGAAGATCTGAATTTACTAATTCTTCTTCCTTTGTTTCTGGATTAGTGAGTTTAAATTGATAATCTTTACCATATGCTAAGATTCTAGCTGCAATAAGAAGCCCGTTTCTGTCTCCTAAAAGAAGATCATCATAGTTTACATCTGATTGGATTAAAGCCTTTAGAGTCTTCTCAATAGCTGTTCCATTACGTAAGTTATTGATATTAGTTAAAATATCTTCATGTCTAGCAGTCATGTACTGCATTTCTATTTGTCCTTTAGAAAGTGGACTCTCTTTTGCGTAAATAAGACCTTTTGAAGGTAAGTCGATAACCTCTGTAGGTACTACAAATTTTTGTTCTGCCATATAACTGTGTTTTAGTTTTTACTTTTATTGTGATACGTATCCGTATATTAAATCTTCACCATTTTGATAATGCGTTGCTACTCTTGAATATCCATCTATTACTTCTCCATCAAATACTACAATAGGATTATTTAGTTCATTTGGACTAGGTTGATATTCATTTTCTTCTTCATCTCCATATCTTTCTTCACCAGATTCTACATATTCTGCTAATGATGGATCACTAGCTAATAAATCTTCTATACTAATTTTTTGTAGTTTAAATGTCTTTTCAGACTTTAAGACTTGCGTTAGAAAATAATCTGGTACATCAGAACTATCAGGAGTTATTTCTGATATATAATCAGCAATTTCTTCTGCTGTCATAATATCCTCAGATTCTTCCTCCATTAGAGATGTGTAAAAATTAAGTAGTTTCATCTATTATTCAATATAATATAAATATATCAAAATAAAAAAAACTCGTACCAAGTACGAGCTCTTTTATATTCATTGTTTAAGCGTATTTTAGTAGTTAAGGATGCAATAATCCATTCCTAAAGATATTGTCAACTCTGTTGGATCTGGAGTAGACCAATCATAGTTACCAGCTGCAAATGATTTAATAAATGCACCTTTAATAATCCACTCACTTACTATATCACCTACTGGACCGATGATGTTTAGAGTGATATCTTTCTTATAGAAGTCAGAATATCCATCACGACCTGTAACTGATTCATGATGTAGACGTACCCACTCCATACAAGCTTGTTGACCTGAAGGAGAAATTGGGTTATACAAAGAAAGATCAATATCTTTCCACTCAGCCTTACCTTTTATTTTAAAGTAAGTATTGATGTGGTCTAATTTGATTTCTCCCATTTCTACACTTGGAGCTGTTGCTTTTTTGATCATATACGAAGGAATACCGTCAACATACATGATAAATCTGTTTGATACCGTAGGTTCAAACGCGGTATAAAATATTTCTGATGGATCTAAAAGTCCTGGCATGTTATTATAATTTTATTTTGTTAGTTATTTTTTTACTTTTTCTCTGCGTTATATATTGGTTTTTTTGCAGTTTCATCATCAAAAACTTTCATATCCAATTTTTTATCGCCTTTAGGTATAATTGTTTTACCTTTTTGTTTTGTAGCGCCTTTTTTAGTAAAGATATCTTTAATTCCTTCTTTGGTTTCAGATTTTTCTTTCTTAGTCATACCAGCAGATGGTTTCTTAGCTTCATTTACTTGTATAGTTGATGGATTTACTGGCTTATGATAACCTTCTTTTGTATACTTTTTAAATAGATCTATTTTCATTTTTCTAACCATGCCACGTACAACAAGCGTTACATAATTATTATCAACGTTTGTTATTGTAAAGCGAACGCCAGTTTTTGTTTCATACTCATCATCAACTTTTGGATCTGGAATATTAATTTCTTCATTCAATACCTTACCCTTTACTGATTCGTAAAGGGCTGTAGGTATCGCGATTCTTATAATGGTATCTCTATTCATAGTTTGTATTATTCAAATGTTACACCGCCAGTTGGAAGTATATTAAATGTTAAGTAAATAAATTCCGCTGTACGTGTTGGTTGTAAGTATATAGATCCAACTAATTCATTTCTATCAATTACTTCTGGCGTGTTATTTGTATCATCCATTACAACTGAGAAGCTGTAAAGACCTTGACGCTGTTGTACTGTTGATAAATATGGATTTACAGAGTTTAAGAATTTGTTTCTTGTTACTTGTGTATTAGGTTCAAATACTAAGTTATCAGCAACTTGAGTAATGTATCTCTTCAATGAGATCAACAATCTTCTAACATTTACTCTATCAAGAGCAGATGCTTTTTGCTGCAAAGTCTTTTGACCATAGATTACTGTACCAACTCCTGGGAATGTTGCAATTGGATTGATTTTTCTAGAGTAAAGAGTGTTTCTGTCATCAACTGAAAGTTTTCTTTCTGGTTGTATAACTGTACTCATTCCACCTCTTGTAAAACCAGCTGGTGCGAACCATTCAGCAGAGATTTGATCATTATATTCGTAAACAGCAGGTACCATTGTAGAAGCAGGAACAAAGTGAAGTTTACCAGTTTCTGTTGATCTTACTTGTACCCATGGCCAGTATGTTGCAGCATATGAGCTATCAAAAGAAGTAGCTGCTAGCGTCACCTGACCTATATTTTGACCGTATCCAACCATATCAACTACTGCTATATTATCTCCTCTATTTTGCGCTAGAGTTATCAAAGAATTGATTTGAGATGAAGCATTCTGTGAGGTAATACCGGGAGCATATACAACGTTAAAATCGTATGCGTCTTTGTTTGCTAATATGTTTATTGCAATATTATAATCTGATGCATATAAACCTTGTACGTTTGAATCAGGTACTCCACTTACAGATGCAATTGTTGGAATATCAGTAAACATATTCAATGGTTGAATTCCAAAAGATCCCCAGATTGCTCCAGTTGATCCACCAAATGCTCCATTAGCAGATCCAGAACCAATCATTGGTAAAGATCCTGTAAATTCTGCTTTTGGTTGGCCAAATGAAGTAAAGTAGTTTGGTGTAGGTTGAGCTACAGATTTTACTCTGATATATTTACTGTTATTTGGATAGTCTCCTACTGTTTGTAAGTAATAATTACCAGTAGATGGATCTAATACAGTCGTTGTTGTTTGATCACCAATTACAAAAGAAATGTAGTTGTTTTGAGTAGGATCTAATGAAAGACCATTCCATGTTTCTAGTATTGTAGGACTGTTTACGTAGTCATCACCGCGTCTAACGATAATGTTAAATAAACCAGAGCCACTATCTGAATTTGTAATTTCATATCTGATATTAGCAGTTGATCCAGAAGGCAATGCGCCTTCTACTGTTGCACCAAGCGGTACGCTAAATGCTCCAGCTGAATCATCCATTATAGTACCTACTGATAATGATTCAATAACAAAAGATGATACATCTGTACCGCCTGTTAAGAATGTTGTTGTACTACCTGAAGTAATAAATGCGTAGTTACCCATCGTTCCTTTTATAGAAGATGAGATAGTCATTGTTGTTGTTGCGATGGCTGATGCTGTTACTGCATATCCATATATAGATGCTGAAGCATTTATAGATGCTGTAAAGTTACCCATTGTAACTGCTGTGCTAGATCCTGTTGGAACGAAGACAGTAGTTGCAGTGTTAGTTGGAATAGATGTAGATGATCCAGATACTACGAAAGTTGTACCATTAATATTGAATGATCCACTACCCGGTGTTGCTAGTACAGTAAAGTTAAATGCTGTAGTTGCAGTGCCACCGTCTGCTAAAGTTCTAGTTGAAGCAATGCTTGCAGTTGCGGCAGTATAAGATCCAGAAGCTACTCTTGTTACTAGTAAAGATGTTCCACCTTGTTGGAAATATCCAAGAGCGGCCATACTAGTTAAGTATTCATAAGTAAAACCACCAGAGTTGAATGCAGCTCCGAATAAGGCTTTGTACTGTGAATACGAAGTTACAAGTGTAGGAATGTTTACAGGTCCTAATACTGTAGGTCCTATAATTGCAGCGCCGGCAGTTACCGGTCCTTGTGTTATTTGACTCTGATCGTTTTCTATAGCGAATACGCCAGGGCTTATAAGTGTTTCAGCCATTTAAGTTGTTGTTTTTTCTACTAATAAATATCATGTATTTCTTACGAAATCTCTCCTGTTTCTATATTTATCGTAACATTTCCATATTTGGATTTAATATCTTCAAAAACCTCTTCTTCTTTTGCTTTTAGGGCAATAATTTCTTTCTTTTGCTCGTCTATAAGAATTTGAATAGATATTTTTTGAAATTCTAATTCTCCTAGTTTTGATGCGATTTCTAGTGCATCTTGTCTAATTGAGTGAACTCTTGATAATTCTTCTTGTGTAATTTTTTGTTGTTCTTCCATAACGATTTTATAATAAATATACGAAAAGTTTTATAGATTATTATCTTTATTCTGTAGACTCTAAATCTTCTTCTGTTTTTTTAGGAGAATAGATTAAATTATATATTTCAATATTTTCATCATACCACGTCCATCCATCTACTGGATATGTGTAAGTGTCTTTGTTTTCTCGTAATAATTCAAAATCGAATCCATATACAAAATTAGGCGCACGCATCCATGCTCCATCTACTGCTTGTTTGTAAAATCCTGATGTGTCTATATTTTCCATATTATTATAATTTTATCCTGTTATTGTCCAACCTCTTGAAGTAAGTACTTGTCTATTAGCTAAGCTTAATCCAGCAGCCCCTGTTGTGCCTGTTATGTCTATTGTTTTAGATACTACGTTTCCTTGTGCTGCAATATCAGCAAATAAAGTATTTAATGCCGCAGTACTTAAATTTGTAAATCTTATAAATATTTGAGGGGAACTACCAGTCCACTGTCCCGTATTTGTATTTGTTAATCTTAATGAATTAAGAGCAACTGGAACATTTGAAGTATTATTTCCGTATATTTCTAATTTAGTAAAAGGACAACTAAGAGTCATTGAAGTTACTTTTGATAAAAACCAACCTAATGATGTACCATCAACTAAAGGAGTACCTGTAGTAGAACCTAATAAATCTAAATTATTTATTGTAGTTAATTGCCCACACGCATACATAAATGTATTTAGTGAATTTAAAGAAGTACTTCTGGTCGTTGGAAGAGTTACTGTTGTTACGCTATTACATTGCGCCATTGCACTTTGAAATGAGGTTGTAGAAGCACTTATTGTCGCTGGGAAAGTTATTTGTCTTAAAGATTGGCATGATTGAAAAATTGCAGCAAAACTATTACAAGCTGACATACTAGTAGGTAATGTGACAGATGTTAATGAGCGACAATTGGCAAAACAACTAGCCATCGTTGTTACTGCATTCATTGTTGATGGAAAAGTAGCGCTTATAAGTGAAGGGCAATCAGAAAAAGTAGCAGACAGACTATTACATGTATTTAAACTAGTAGGAAGAACAACAGTGGTTAAACTACTACATCCATTAAAAGTATTAGCTAATGATGTACAGCTATTTTGTGCTGAGTTTATATTTACACTAATTAATGATGTACATGAGCCAAAAGTACTTTGTAATGTTGTTATTACATATGTTGTAGGTATAGTAATAGATGTTAACGATGCACATGATGCAAATGCAAAACTAAGATTTACTCCACTAGATGAACATGATGGTGGTAATACAACTTTCTGTAATTGAGTGCATCCTGAAAAAGCACTACTAAGATTCGTACAATTAGGCATTGCCGACTGAAAAACAACGCTAAAAAGACTACGACAATCATTAAAGCACTGATTTATTACGCTGGCATTAAAATTTATAGGGAATACAATATTTCTTAGAGAAAAACAACTAATAAACATTGTTGCAGCATTATATACGCCATTCGAAGAACATGTTCTAGGAAAGTAAACATTCTGTAATGAATGACAACTATTAAACATATTACTTACGTTAACAGTAGTACCTGCGCCACCTGGAGTGGGTAAAGATGTAAATCTAACCCATACCAAATTAATACACCCTATAAACACAGTACTTAAAGTATTACATGCGTTAATAGAAGGTATTACCATTGATTGAAGATATCTACATGATGAAAATGCTGAAGATAAATTTGTACATGAATTTAGTGAATTTGGTAAAATGCAAGATACTAAATTAAAACAACTAGAGAATGTATTCGCCATAGTTGTTACACCAGTAGCATTTGCAGGCAATACAACTCTTTGTAAATTAGCGCAGCTATTAAAAGTAGATTCTAATGATGATAAATTAGCGGCTGATGTGGGCATTACTACTACATAAAGATCAAAGCATCCATTAAACATATTTTGCATGCTTGTCCAAGTTACTGTTGCTGGTAATTTTACATACTCTAACATTGTAAAATTTAATACTGATCCATTAACAGCAAAGCCAGCAAACCATGCAACGGGGTTTGTTGCTGTTTGGATATTATTTCCATAATAAACTTCTAAAATACCAACACCTGTTTGTTGATTTTGAAAAGTAGCCGTTGTTCCAACAAATCTTATTGAACCAATAGTAATACCAGGATCTTTAGTTATTCTAATTCTAAATGTAGTGTATCCTCTATCACAAGGAGTGCCTGTTCCTGGTGTATATGTTTTAGTCGCAGTAGATGTACTTGCTCCAGAAATAGTAGTTGAAGTTCCATCTCCCCAATTAATTGTAGTTGTACCTGTACCTGAAACCGTATAGGCTATTGTATACGTAGCATCTCCTGTATCAGAGACTAATGCCTGAAACTGATCAGCATTATCTGTAATAGCAGGCCAATCAGCAGGTCTAACCCAAGCTGTTGGATTTGGTTTTCTAAATGATACGTTTGTTAGTGGTAATCTAACTGTCATTTTTTTTTAATTAAGCTGGTGTAAATATTGTAATATCGCCAATTATATTATTTTCAGGCGTAAATGATGCAAAAAGAGTACATGATCCATTGGCAGTTGTTACTTGTGGTAAAAGTTCAGCTATTACTGCATCATTTACACTTTCATTATATGGTGTAAAATCTACTCTACTTGTACTAGATATACCGGCATTTGAAAAACTATAAATAGAATAGCTTCCAGATGTTGTCCAACTACCTGATGCTAATGTTTGATTAGTTAGTTTAGTTATAGATGCTCCACCTCCGCCTCCGCCTGATATTGGTACTCCTGCTATTTTCATATTTATTTAATTTTATAGTTCTACCCAAATATTATCTGGATTAAATCTTATTGTAGTGCCATTATGAGTGTGTCCTATTAATCTTACAAACTGACCGACTGTTGTTGGTACTGTTGGGGTTACATATCCATTACCAGCTCCTGAACCTGGTTCAATATATAGAGGCTCTCCTGGCGTTCCTCCTAAAGAGTAATCTGTTTGTACAAATCCTTTTAATAACATAAAAGTTGAACCAAGACCTGATGCTGATAGTAAACATATACCTAATAATGTTGATGATTCAGCTAAATTATCAGCATTTGCTGCTCTCCATCTTCCAGCCGAATTCATATAGCATAATTGTCCAATTGTTATATTAGCACCAGCAGTGCCACTTATAACTTCACCAGTCCATTGACGACCAGTGTATGCTAATAAATCAGTATCTGTAATATATGACGTCATCCCTCCAAGTGGAGTAACTAAACTACCCATTGAGGCTTTTCCTTGCCATATAGTAGTTCTATCTACTATAATATTAGTACTATCATCTTGTATTGCGCTATTTCCTAATGCTGTAGCAGAAGTAGCTCTTGGTATATAATTTGTAGTTAATCCGCTTATTCCATTTGATGCAAAAGAAGCAGTCGTGGCAAATGAACTAGATAAAGCTGAGGCGGCAAATGAAGCACTTATAGAAGTTGTAGCAAAAGAACTACTTAGTGCGTTAGTTGCAAAGGATGCTGTACCTAATAATGAACCAGTAAATGCTGTCGAAGTTACAGATGTCAATCCAGTTATAGAAGATGCAGTGGCCCCTAATGCAATACCAGTAGATCCTATCATCAGACTACTGTTTGCTAATTGTCCATTAGTAATACCAGCAGTGGCAGATAAATTCGAGGTTGTCAATCCAGATATAGATCCACCAAGTGTTATAGTTCCTGTTGATGTGATAGTACCACCAGTCAAAGTAATACCAGAAACGGTACCAGCCGTGGCTACTGAAGTAACTCCGTTATTTACAACATTGGTTGCCCATGAAGCAGTTCCAAGTAGTGATCCGGTAAATGCTGTTGATGTTACTGAAGTAAGTCCCGTAATCGTTGTAGCTGTACTTCCTAGACTTATTGCAGTACTACCAACTGTAATACTAGAATTCGCTAAGTTTGCATTTGTAATGCCCGCTGTACCGCTCAGGTTAGCATTAGTTAATCCTGAGATAGAACCGCCTAATGTAATTGTACCAGTACTTGTAATAGTACCACCCGTTAATGTTATACCTGATACAGATCCTGCGGTTGCAACAGAAGTTACTCCGTTATTTACAACGTTAGTTGCCCACGATGCTGTACCTAATAATGAACCAGTGAATGCTGTTGATGTTAATGAAGTTAATCCAGTAATTGTAGTCGCTGAAGATCCTAATGATATAGGTGTTGATCCAACAGTTACTGAACTATTTGCTAATTGTCCATTGGTAATACCGGCTGTTCCAGATAAATTTGATGTTGTTAATCCTGAAATTGAACCACCTAGTGTAATCGTTCCAGAAGTTGTTATCGTACCACCAGTTAAAGTAATACCGGATACTGTTCCAGCTGTTGCTACTGAAGTAACTGTTCCAGATCCTCCAGCTGTTGTTGTTAAAATATTTCCACCTGAATCAAATGCTAATAATCCTACTGCTGTACCTGGAAATGCTCCTGTACTAGTATATGCAGGTAATGACATTTGTAGGCTTTGCAGATTCCAGGAAGCAACTTCAGCAGTACTACCGGCATTTGTACCTCTGAGTACTCTAAGTCTATTTTGATAAAGGTCGATAAACGAAGCAGAAGTATAGGTGCCGCCTGGTGCATTAAATCCTATTTGCCCTCCTTCATTTACTGAATCTCTAGCTCCTAAAGTTAAGGTATTTTCACTCGCTCCTGCTGAAGTAGCACCTATTGTTGCTGAACCTGTTATTAGTACATTTTGATTTAATGTATTAACAAATGATGCAGTCGTGGCAAATGAACTGGATAAGGCAGAAGTAGCAAAAGAAGCTGTTCCAAGTAATGATCCTGTAAATGCTGTTGAAGTTACAGATGTTAATCCAGCAAGTGTAGTAGCGGTGGCGCCTAAACTAATCCCAGTACTGCCCACTGTAATCGAGCTATTCGCTAAATTA